GCCCCTTCCGCAAGCCCCTCCAATTCGGCCGCAAAAAGAACACCCGACCCTCATGAGAATCCGCACCATCAAACCCGAGTTCTGGCAACACCCCGTCATGTCCCGGCTCCCCTACGACACCCGCATCCTTGCCCTCGGCCTCCTCAACCTCGCCGACGACGAAGGCTATTTCAGCGCCGACACCGACTACATCCGCGGCGCCGTCCTCTTCCGCGAAGACTCGTCGAACGTTCGACGAATGCTCGACGAGCTCTCGCGCAGCGGTTGGATCACCCTCTGCGGCACCGCCGAACGCCCCATCGGCCGCGTCGTCCACTTCCGCAAACACCAACGCGTCGACCGTCCGCAACCCTCTCGCCTTAAGCAATATGCGCTCGACGAATCTTCGACGAACGATCGGCGAGCCCTCGACGATCAATCGACGCAGGAACAGGGAAAGGAAAGTAATACCCCTATAGTCCCCAAAGGGGACGAAAACCCCGAGCCTCCCGCCGAAGAAAAACCCGAAACCCTCCTCCGCGCCATGGCCCTCTTCCGCATGCGCCCGGCCACCCCGCTCGACCGATCGTCCGCCCGCGCATGGAAAATTGCCAAGGCCGCCGTCGCCGCCACATCCGCCGCCGAATGGTCCCGCCTCGAAGCCTACTACGCCGCCGAGCTCGCCGACAAAGACGACTACCGCCGCCAAGACCTCAGCACATTGCTGAACAACTGGTCCGGCGAACTCACCAAAGCCACCCGCTATTGCGAACGCCAAGGCCTGCATCCCGATTCCGCAAAAAAAGAAAAAGACGGGGGCGCCCCGCCCGACGACCTCTGGCGCGAGGTTCTCCACGCCCTTTATCCGGATAGCGACCCGAACGTCTACAGCACCTGGTCCCAAGTCCCCGACAGCCTCCGCACCGAGATCCTGTCCGCCATACAGCTCGCCGAAAAGGAGGCCGCATGATCGCCCCCGTCCTCGCCTACATCCTGCTCTTCGGCCTGCTCGCCATCATCCTCGCCACCATCTTCGACGACGACAACGGCCCCCGCCATCCATGAGCCGCGCCCTACAGACCGCCTTCCGCATGTGCAGCCGCAAAGTCCGCTACGCCCGCTCCGCCGCCGCCCAGCGCGACCAGCCCGGCATGCGCCATTACCACTGCCCCATCTGCGCCGGCTGGCACGCCAGCAGCCCCGCCTGGCACAAGCTCCGCGCCTACAAACGCCTCAAGCGCAAGATCCAGGAAGCCATCTGGTTCAACCCCATACCTTTGCCCCTGACCCATGGTGCGGCGGGAGATCCGCCGACCGGGCGCCACACAGTAGTGCACCGCATGAAACAGGCAGGAGCAACCCCCCTATGACAAACAAAACCCGCACCCAACTCCGCACCGGCCTCCTCCTGTTGGCCGCGCTCGCCATCTACACCGCCCTCGGCCTCGCCCTCATATTCCCATGAACAAATTCCCCAAAGACTTCCCCACGGCACCGACCAGCATCCAACTCGCCGAGTTGTATGACAAAGCCGCCAAGCGCATCAAGAAGCTCGAAGAAGCCCTCAGACTCTGCGCCCCACTAACCCAACGCGCCATCGACGCCCGCAGCGAAGCCCTCGACCCCGACTTGCAATGAACACCCGCGACCTCAAAGCCAGCCAGCTCACCCTCAAGCCCCATCAGCCCGGCGTCACCTTGGCCATCCCCGCCAATCTTCACCGCCGCGGCCGCGCCACCAACTTCCGCGGACGCGCCCGCGTCAAACGCCTCCGCCTCCGCAAACTCCAACGCCAAGCCCGGAGGAACCAGCGATGACCGACCAAGACCATCTTGCACAGATCGCCGACATGCGCCGCAAAAAGATCGTCGACCTCGAAGCCCAACTCAAAGCCTGGCGCGAAGTCGCCGAGCAACTCGTCCAGCTGGCTATGGACGGCACGCATCTACTCGACGAGGAACGCGCCGCATTGGCCCAGCTTCACCGCCTTAAAACAGACCTCTGACCCTCTCAAATCTCAAATCTCCAATCTCAAATCTCCAATCCCCGCCAACTGCCAACTGCCAACTGCCAACTTCTCCTTCTTCCACCATGACCCCTGACAACACCCAAATCCCCCTCTGGTCCCACGAAGCCGAAGCCAGCCTCATCAGCAGTGTCCTGCAAGGCGGCCAGCCCACCCTCGACGCCGCCCTCGAGCTGGTCCAGGACGACTGGTTCTTCGCCCCGGTGAATAAAACCGCCTGGCTCCTCCTCAAAGACATCGCCCACAAACGCCAGCCCCTCGACCTCCTCACCTACACCGAGGCATGGCGCCAATCCGGCGAACTCTCGAAGATCGAAGGCGGCCCCGGCTACATCACCAGCGAATACACCCGCATCGCCGGGAATCTCACGCACTGGGCCGACCAACTCCGCGACTACTGGCGCCGCCGCGAGATCCACCGCATCGGCCTCGAGCTCGTCCTCGAGAGCCGCAACTTCCAACGCCCCACCGACGACATCCTCGACGCCAGCGAAAAAATGCTCCTCGACCTCCGCCTCGAGACCAAGCAATCCGGCCTCGTCCATTGCGCCGACGCCGTCGACGCCGCCGCCACCCGCATCGAACTCGCCCACAAAAAACGCGGCAAACCCATCGGCATCGCCACCGGTTTCAGCGACCTCGACCGCATGACCGGCGGCCTCAAGCCCGGCCAACTCATCATCATCGCCGCCCGCCCCAGCATGGGCAAATCCGCCTTCGCCACGAATATCGCCGAGCACGCCTGCCTCACCGACAAAGTGCCAACGGCCCTCTTCAGCCTAGAAATGACCGGCGAAGAATTAATGGAACGCGTCCTCTGCACCCAATCCGGCGTCAAACTCCAACGCGTCCGCGACGGCTTTATGTCAAAGGATGAAATGGCCAAGCTCGGCCGCAAAGTAGGCGAGATCGTCGACGCCCCCCTGTATCTCGACGAGACCCCCGCCTTGAGCATCGCCGCCTTCCGCGCCCGAGCCCGCCGCGCCGTCGCCAAGCACGGCGTCAAACTCCTCATCATCGACTACCTCCAGTTGATGAAAGGCAGCACCAAACGCGCCGCCCAAGACCGCCGCCTAGAGATCGACGAAATCAGCTCCGGCCTCAAAGCCACCGCCAAAGAACTAGGCGTCCCCGTCATCGCATTGTCCCAGCTCAACCGCGACGCCGAAGAACGCGCCGAGCCCAAGCTCAGCCACCTCCGCGAAAGCGGCAGCATCGAACAAGATGCGGATGTCGTGGCGCTTTTGCACCGCCCCGAACGAGTAAGTCATAAAGAAGAAGACAAAGGCAAAGCCGTCCTAATCCTGGCGAAGCAACGCAACGGCCCCGTCGGCCGAATCGAAATGCACTTCGACGCCGAGATCACGCAATTCCGCAGCAGCACCGAAAAGCTCTACAGCAACAAAAAGGAAGAACGCCAAACCTACCAACCCAAAAACTTCAACGACCCCGACGGAGCCTAACCCTTTCCCTGACACCAAAAACCCAAACACAAAAACACCATGAACGACACCAAAACATCCCAAGACAAATACACCAGCCTCACGGCCCGCCAAAAAGGGCAACTCATCATGTGGGTTGCAGCCAACAAAGAGATTGCCGCGAAAGAAACCTACGTCGACGCCGCCTTGATTGCGGAACAGCAGTTAGGGTTTCACCTTACGCATTGCAACATGGCGTGGGCCTGCACGGCTTGCGGCATTCAAAAGCAAGGTCCGCGCCGCACCGGCGGCAACAAAGACCGCGTCAGGGCACTCGCTCTGATCGTGCGCAACTTTATGACCAGCTTCGGCGCTGAGATTCCCCCCGACCTCCACCGCCTCATCACCGGAAATAAAACAGCATGAGCCACCAAGAAACCATCGAACGCATGAACGCCGAACTCAACACGGCCGACACCTGGGCCCGACGCTGGCAAGTCGAGCGCGAGCACAACGAACGCCTTTGCAAACAAGCCAGTCTCGCCCGCGAAGGCATCCAGCAACTCCGCGCCCGCGCCATCGAACGCTACACCCACAACCAACGCTACGCCGCCGACCTCCGCACCGCGGACGACCCCAAGCGCGCCGACGTCTACGAACGCATGTGCGTCGTCCAATCCGGCATGGTCCGCGCCCTCGACGACGTCCTCCAACTCTTCGACCAAATCGAACACATCGACTAACCGGGGTAGGGCGGGGCCTTTGCCTAAGGGCCATCTCCACTGCGTTCCGGTTGGACCCGCCGCCCTCTCCAATCTCAAATCTCCAATCCCTATGACACCCACCAAAACCACCATCCTCCACGGCCTCCTCGACGAAGCCGGCCAAGTCGCCGAACGCTACTACGCCGCCCTTGACGCCCTCGACATGCGCCAGCGCGAATTCTGCGACGCCGTCGGCCCCGCCTTGAAAGCCGCGTCCCAGCTCACCGGCACGCACATCCGCG